CCGTAAATCTGCCCGGCAGGCCGAATTACTCGATATTCCCCGGTGGACACCACGCGGGTTTTTTTAACTTGCCGGGTTTCTTCACGAGTTCCGCGCACTCTTTCCTCTTCCACCAACTCGCCGTCAGCCCCCCGCACTTTCAGAACGTAAGTCTTTGCGTCTTCCACAGTTTCGTCCGCTTCGTCAAAATCCGCAGCGAGCACGTCGAAGGGTACCCGTGTGACCACGTCCGCCAAGTATTCTTCTTCGCGGGTGATCTCTTCGGTCTGCTCGTCCCACTCGTCGTAGCACAGAATGCCGTATGCAAAGGGGTCTAAACCCTCGCTCTCGAACGCTTCTTTGACGCGCTGTGCAATCACGCCGACGTGCAGCCGAGCGTTTCTGCCTTTAGCGGCCACCGCGTCTTTAAAGCGGAATTGCTTGAATTCAACTTTAGCCCAAGCCTTGATTGCGCGGGGGTCGATGGGGTCAACGTCGGTTTTGGCGTTCTCGTCCGAAGTGTTTATTGTGCCAGTGCCCGCGTACACCACTTTAAAGCGATTGGAAGGCCGGCCCAAATCGGCGAGGTTGTCATTTGTTGGGCAAAAATACTTACCAAATCCGCTGTTTGCAAAAAAGTAACCGTCCGCTCCTAAAAAACGGATAAGCATGCCCTTGTTTACGTTTATCTCTTGAACAAATCCGTTGTTAGCATCCAGCGGATTATGCAGCAAGTCAAAAACAAAATTGCTGCTGTTTGTGGGGTCGCCACTCACGCTTCCCCGGTATCTCACCGCTCCGCCCACGGGGCTGTGAGCTTGAACCGTGGTTTGATCGTTAATGACGGGGCCCCCAGGGGCGCCAAAAATCGCGTTGATGTCGCCAGCGCTTTCAGTAGCCGCAAAATAAGTGCCCAGTAAATTCCCAATCACGCTTAAATTCCCTCGCACGGTCTGCTGTGCGGGAATTTGGAAACGCGGCTGGTAGAATCCCGGCATCAAGAACAAGCAGCTATTAACCGTGGCGGTGCTGGGCGTGCCCACGGCCAAAGCACCCGGGATGCTGTACGTGCTCACCCCCTCAATCCACCCATTGGTTGGGCTGAAGCGGATCTCATCCGCGCCGATCAAGGTGTGTCCAAAACTTCCGTTTAGCAGCGCGGTGCTGTATATGCCTTCATGCCAGCAATTTACCTCGGTCACTCCATCGTTTATAGGTACCCACGACCTGCCCTTGTTCGCTTCTTCAAAAATACAGCCGCTCATGGTGTAGCCGTAGCCGGGGGTAATCGAGGTGCACTCGTTGCGGCTGGTGGCCAAGGGGTACCCACCACCCCCAAAATACACGTCCCCGATGCGCCCCGAGGTGCTCACGCGGATTACCTCGGTGGTAGGCAGAGGGTCAAAGCTGCTGCCGCCGTCAATGGCAATGCCGTAACGGCTGTAATAAAGAATGTCTGCCAGCGGCACGCGCGGGCTCATGCAGTCCTCGAGCCACACGCTAATGCCCGCGCTAAGGTCTACCGCCGAACTGCTAACCAGGCCGCCAAAAACCCCCTGTAGGTCGAGCCTATCGGTGTTTTTTGCATGAAAACAACAGGCATTGCGCAGGGTGGTGTAAGACACCGCGCCGTCTTGCCAAAGCTGCACACGGCCATGGAAAGCATTGCTTTGTTGCCCACAATATGTGACTACGTCTTTGATCGAGCTTGGCGCACCGCTGAACGCACTGGCTTTGCCATAAATGCCCGCTCCGCTGCCCATTCGCACATTTAGATTTTTGCCAAGGCCATTAGGTATGAGAGGGTCTAAATTGTTGAATGCGCTCGTCCGAGTGTCCCAGTTCACACGGTCGGACACCAACACGCGGACATCAATAAAAATATCGGCACGCCCACGAATAGCGGCCTTGGCCAGGCTTACGAGTTTGGTGTGGTTGTCGCCCGCCGCGTCGGTCATGTCAGTGGTAATGCCAAATTGGCGCGGACTGTACACCCCTCCCGAAGCAGTCAAAATCCAAGCCGCCGAGCCGTCACCACCCGTGGGCACAATCACACTGCCACCGTCGTCAACGTAAGTGCCTGGGGCCGCTCCGGTTTTGGCATAGAACAAACCGCCCCCGCCGTCGCCCGCCGTGGCATAGGCCAGGGTTTGCACCATGCGAGTGTTGGCAGGGGCAATGCTCCGCAGCGTGGCCACGTTGCTGATGAACTGGGTAGCTCCAAAAAGCGCCCATTTTGTCGCATCAGTGGGCAGCGCCGTATTGCTGTCGGCCAGGGACACATACAATTGGTTGTTGTAACGCACCACTGCGTTTTGGCTGTAGCTGTAGGCCGTGCCGCCATTCAACGCGCTGGTGATAAAATCGGGGATGCCCTGGCTTTGGAGTTCTCGAACAGCGTTGGTTATCGAGAAAAACAACCCATTCATTTTGTCGCGCTCGATGTTCTTTGCGGCTGGGTCTGTTTTCTGGCGCTGATAATCAAAGCCGTAGCCCTGGGTGTAGGACACATTCCCGCTTGGGTCTACGGCATCGGGGATGGTCGCGGTGTCGCCGCTTTGGGCAAAGGGTGTGCGAAAAAACTTATCCATGGTAAAAATTCCCTTGGTTAAAAGGCTGATGGTATCGGCCAAAGCCAAAGCTCTCGCCTTCTTCAATTGTTATAAAATCCACTTTGACCCCCGCAGGGCGCGGCAGCAGGTCGTATTCGGTGAGCACTAGCTCAAAGTCAGAAGGCAGCGGGAACTCGAACACGTAGCGCGCGTTCATCGCTAAGCCGTCCGACACCCACACCGTGCCCAGGGGCTCGAACAAATATGCCAAAAACTGGTTGACCTCGGGCACGGTGCCGCGCGTCACTAGCTGAAAGTACCGCAAGCGCAGCAGCAGCCGCTTTTGTTCAAGCGTCAAATTGGTGGCCGATATTGTGGCAAAATTGCCGTTGTTGAAGTTTTCTCGATATTGGCCAAAGCCCCAAATCGGCTTGTCTGGGTCATCCGTGGCCACGATGGATGTTGGTATGTCAAGAATAACAGACCACACCGCCAGCCCGAAACTGTTTGCCGTGCGCAGGTCGAACACATCGCGCACCCAGTCGCCCCAAAACCCCTCGTGTTCTACGTTGTACCACTCTTGTTTGCGTTCAAGCAAGCCCTGCAAGCGTGCGGCATCGTTGTACTGCCAAAGCAATACTTGCAACAAGTCCACACTAAAATCAAAAGCTTGCACGCCCGCGCTCATACCACCGTCACCTCTATTTGTGCGGCCAGAATTGTGGCAATTTGGTTAAGCGCCAGCACCACTTGGCTGCCCCAGGTCGTGGGCGACAACAAGGATACCTCCGCGTTCTGCACGTACACCCCGGGCGCTTGGCGGTTGATAGCGGCGGCAAGTTCAAAAGCAGACACGCTGGCCCCCACAACAAAACCCGCCTCCCCTTCTTGTAAGCCTGCGGCGTAATCCAGCACGGCCTGGCGTACCAAAGTAACGGGGTCGGTCAATGCCCCTGCATTGCGCACAGTAAACCGCGCTTTGACGGGCACCGCCGTGGGCCGCTCAAATTTAACAGGGTAAACCTGGCCACTGGCGGGGTCTGTAACGTTGACCGTGGTTGCCCCATTCCAATTTGCGCCCAGGCTCTTGTGAGTGAGCAACGTCAACGCCACGGCCTGGTCAGTGCCGCCATCGACGCAAACCCAAATGGAATGCGGCAACAAGCTGATGCCGTCCACCGTTGCGGTGCTGGCGGTCACATTCTCGCGGAACACCAAGCTGCGCACGTTCGGCGTGTCGTAAAGCGCCGAGGTTATCGCCGCACTGAGGGCCACGTTCTGCAAGCTTAGCGTGTTTTTGCGCCGCACGCGGCTGGCAAGGTCGGTCTCTTGGTCGCGGCCTAGCGTGGCAGCGTTTGGGTTTGTGACGCTATCCCAGCCCAGCACAGCTGTGACAATTTGATTTAATGCGCCTGGGTTGGCCGCTATCGGCCCTGCATCCACAGCTTGGAAGTTCACCACCGCTTCGCCTGCCAGGTCTAGCGTAACCTCGGCGGTGGTCTCAAATAGCGTGCCATCCTCAAGCGAGGCTTGGGACCCCGCAGGTATCACCGTTCCTGCCAAGCCCAGCAACTCCACGCCCTCAATCACGCTGCGGCTGGCCGCGATGCGTTGGCCTCCGGTGAGCGCCCAAATGGCGTCAAGGAAAACCCCACCCGCAAGGTTGGGGTTGATTTGATTGGCGAGCAGGGCATTATTGCGCAAGACTTCGGCACGGGCGGTCACTTCCGCAGCAATAAGCACGCCCTGGGGAGTGTTGGGAGTGGTTACGAGGTCTTGGCCAAAAACTGCACGGTACTCGTCTTCCACGACCGCCTGCACAGCGGCAGTGTCTGGGACAATTAGCCCGGTCTGGTCAATGTACTGGTATTCAGCCACCCAACACTCCCGCCCCGAATTCGGTGATTATCGTTACTTGGTATTGTAACTTATTGTTTTGCAAAACGGTTGCAATATTTTGCACGCTCACCACGCCCTCAACCGCCAGCAGCGTCTTGCGCAAATATGCTTCAAAAACTGCGGGGTTGGGATTACCTGCCCATACTGCCTCAAAATTTGGCATACCATCTTGGGTGCTGTATATCATTTCGCCGAGTATTGTTTGCGCCGCCTGCTGCGCGGATTGGAGCACGGCTGGCAAACCCGTGGCCGTGGCCAAGTTGCCGTTCGCGCCCAAATACAAGTCGTTGCTGCCATCAACTGCCACGGTCGTAACCATCACGCAGGCCCTCCGGTATTGCCGCCGCCAGGCTGCACGCCACTGTGAGTGTGGGTGCCAAATTGGATGCCATTGATTGTTGCGCCGCCCGGTATAGTAACGGGGCCTGCAAAGGTTGTACCCGCGCTAGTCATGGTCATGCCCGCCACGCCATTGGCCAAAGTTATCGCAGAAGGGCCTACGGTCGCCGAGATGCTGCCCGAGCTAATTTTAACGCGGTCGGCCCACACCGCCACCCGCACGCTGCCGTCAATCGTTTGCAGCACCGCGTGCTCGGCGTCTTCGCCCGCGATAGCCACGCCTCGCATTGCGTCGGGGATAAAGAGCGCGTCCGCAAATGAGTGCTTGCGCATGGTATTGGGGGCGTTTTCAGCGAGTGCTTGCAACACCAGGGAAATGTCGCGATCGTTAGCTTTAATCCACCCCAGGTCGCCTGGCTTCAAATTGAACGCCAGCACCATGCCGCCTCCGCCCAGGCGCAACACGGGCACTGAGGCAATTTGGGCACGCGAGAGCTGGCGGTTGTCGGTAGTCAAGAGCTTAACCAGGGGCTGCACCGTGGCGCGGTTGGCCGCACGGTCGTAACTGATAACGCGCGCGGGCAAACAGTCGTCCACACCCTGCAAGAACTTGTCAAGTACCTGGCGCATGAGCCCCAGCATACTGTCGTCATCGGCGGGGTCGCGGGAAGGGTTGGCGTGTTGATCAGCCACGGTTAAGACCTCTTGCACTCGGCAACGTAATAAAAGGGCGTGTCTCTGTTTGCCAATTCTATCAACAATTTATAAATGACGTAAAGCCCATTGGCCGCAGGGTTGAGCTTGCTTTTAATGTTGAGCGCCCCGCCCAGTTGCGTTTGGCCGTCAAACAACATTTTAACTTTGAGGCCTTGCTCTGTAAATTCAGGGATGCCAATCATGCCCGTCTCCAAGCTCAGCTCACGGGTGCGGTTGCGCATAGGGGCGTTCAGGTCTTTAACAACCAAGGTTTTGTCGTCAATGTAAGCATTGACCATGCCCAGCTTGCCGAGTTGCTCCACTTGCTTTACAACGCTGCCCGTGAAGGTGTAATTGGCAACCTGCTTTGGCTTGGCTTCAAATGCCAATGCCAACCCCAAGTCCTGGGCCACCTGGGCGGCAATGTTGCGCAAGGGAGCCACGCCAGGCTGGGAGCGCGCGACGATTTGCCCTTTGGCGTAATCACCCGTGGCCGCTTTGAGCGTTAGCGTGATGTCGGGCGGCTGGCCGCCTACTGCGTTGGTGATGTCGCCGATAAACACAAGGTTGTATCCTGTGCTGCGCCGCCCAGCTTCAACGGTCAGCAACTTGCGGCGTTTGTTCTTGTTAAAAGGGCTGGTCTCGGTCAACAAAAAATTACGCGTGGCTTCGTCCAAATTGGCGATCTTGACTTCGGCTTCATTCTGGTTAGCATTGGCAAATTTGGTAATGCTGGCGGACATCTCCAAACCCTCGTAAGTTTTAAGCTGCCCGTTGACTTCGATGCCGATGCGCAGCAACCGAGGGTCGAGGCTATCCACGCAACGCCTCCAATTCGGCAGCGCTCAGGTAAACCAAAAATTGGGTGATGCCAAACTGCAAGTAGTTGGGAAGCGCCTCGTTTTCCACCACCAGCAGAAAATTTCCGGCCTCTTGATAGCGGTATGGCAGCAACGGTGTGCCCGAGGTCACTCGCAAGTTTGATGCGATGGCCACACCGTCCCGGGCAATGCTGGCGCTAATGCAGGCGCCACAATCGCGCAACGTAATGTCATAAACGCGGCCATCCAGCTGCACGGTTAATGATTGGGTGGGCACTGCTGCCAGCTCGATGTCTATCACGAAACAAACCTCTCAAATAGCTTAGAACGTCGGCGCGGCGCAGCAGCGGGGGTCTCTTTGGGCTGCTGTTGACCGCGCTTAACTGTGCTTGCATCCTTGGGCTTCTTTACCGTCTTTGTCGTGTTCGTCGTGCTGCTAAATTCGGGGGTGACAAACTGCGCTTCTTTGAGCGATAGCCCCAGGGCCACGCCGTCCAAAAGCTCGGGCGTTTCATCATGCGGCATTTTCTCGATCAACATCGAGGCAAAGCTATCAACCCGCGTTTGCACCGTGAGCAACTCGCCGCGCTCAAAGAGGTCGCGCACCTCTTGGTACACCGCGCGGTAATCCTGCGTGGTCAGCAGCAAGCTCAACTCTATTTGAACGGGCAGCACAATGCGATGATCAGTGACCACGGCCCCCGTTTCAAGAGGGTGTTCCATGGCCTTAGAGCCGCGCAGCACCGTGGCCTTGACGGCGCGGGCGTTCGTGAACAGGGGCCGGAATGACGAGGAAAGCACAGCCACAACATCTTGCGCCCCCGTGGGTATCATGCCATCACCCCATCGTCAAAATTGTTGATGGCCTGGGCCATTTGAGCTTGTAAGCTGCCTCCAATGGCTTTGCTTATGCCTTCGGCATCGGTGGCCTGGGTCTTCACTTCAACCTTGCCCACCTGCACGTTGGTGCTGCGCGTGCTGGTCTTGCTATTGCTGATAGCCTGCGAGGTCACGGAAGACATCGGGGAACGTGCGGCTTCATCAACCATGGCCTTGCCTGTGGCGATGTCTGCATTGAACTGCGCCCCCTTTAAAAACGGGATGGCCGCGATACCCGCTTTGAGCTTGTCGATAAATTTGCTGAACATTTCGCCCGGGCGGTTCCACATGTCAACAAAAAACTGCCCAACCTCTTTAGCTGTGGCCCACAATTTTTTGAGCGCCGCCCCAATGCCGCGTACAACTTCCCCGATCAGGGGCCATTTCTTCAGCATCAATCCAGTGACGCTCTCCCCCCCTTCGACAAAAACCATGACGTCCTCATACAGAAGCGCAAACGCTGCCGCCAAGGCCAAAACCCCCGATATTATTGCGATAATGGGCAAAAAGGGCGCCATTGCTGCCGTCCCTGCGGCTGCCATAGACCAAAGAGCCGGTACCACCTTTACGGCAATGGCCGCGCCCAGCGCTATCAACCATCCTGTTATGTAGTCGCCATTGGCTGCAATATACTGGCCAATGGCTTGCATCTTTTCAAAAACCCAAGTGATGGCGGGTGCAAGGGCGGTCATCAACTGCATTTTAACGCTACGCCACGCGTGCGCGGTGTCGTCCAAAGTGTCGTTGTATCGCGCGGCAATTGCGGCTTGCTCCGCTGTGACCACGCCTAGCTCTTTCTCTTTGGCCAGCAGTTCTTCCACCTCGCGCCGCCCTTGGCGCAAGGTCATAATTGTGGGCGCATCCAGCCCCAGGCGGCGGCCCAAGGCCATGGCTTTGCTTTGGTCGAGCGCGGCGAAAGCATCGGCCAGCTGCGGAAAGAACTCCACCGCACTTTTGCCCTTGTTGGCCACATCGTCCAAGTCGATGCCCAGTTCTTTCAAGAAAGGCGCAGCCCGGCTTTTGCCCGTGACTTCCATTTGCGCGAGCATTAAGTTTAGGCCTTCAACAGACCCCACGAAGCTTTCAACACTGCCACCGCTCTTGCGCACGAGGTCGCCCCACGCGCTCAAGGTTTCCACAGCGACCCCAGTGCGCTCTGCGGTCTCGTCTAGCTGGTCGGCATAATGGGCCGCCTCTCGGAATGCCGCGCCCAGCGCAGCTATTGAAGCGGTGGCGGCTATTGCCCCGCCGATTGTGGCCAAAGTACCCCGGAAAGTCTCGCCCAGCTTTGACGCTACTTGGTCGGTCTTGGTTACTTGCTGGGTCAGCGCGTCGGCCTTCTTGCCACTCTCGGTCAAGCCTTTGTCTAGCTTGCTTGCGTCGCTTTCAAAAAGAAGAATGAAGGTGTCAAGTATTGCCACGGCTGGCCCTCTTTGCGTGCTCAATTGCAAGGTGTTCGTTCCAGCGGGTTACCATGATCACCTCCCACAGGTCGAACGCATCCTCAAGCGTGTAAATGGTCCGCAGCTCGCTTAGGGTTGCTTTCCCTTCTGCGAGGATTGTGCCCACAAATCCGTCAACGTTTGGGAAAGGAACGCTTGGGCTTTCCGGGCGATGGCCTCGGATAAAGTCGAGCCTTTCCCGTTGGCGAAAAAACTGCAATTGTACTCAATCATCGCAAACTCTAAACGGGCCAAGGTCTCCCAATCGGGCACATGGTTGTCAACCAAAGCCCGAGTGGTCAACATGAGCGGCTCCGCCCCCTCGCGCTCAATGCCGACAAAGGCCATGAGTTTAAGCATGGTCTCCTCGTTTACACCGTAATCACCAAGCTTTGGCATCAAGCTCACTGGGTATTTTGCGATAATCTCGCGGCCTTGGATGGCCGGAAATTTTGAAATGACATAGGCCCTTTTGCTGCCGTCCTGGGCCTCCACTTCAATAGTTTTGGGCTGCAAAAGTGCCATGGTTTAAGTCCTGTTCACGTTCTCAAAAGCAAACATATAGCTCTTGGACTTCAGCCGCCCAGAGCTTGCCGAGGAACTGGCAGGCGGGCCGTCGGTAATCACGCCTTGCGTGAATGATGCGGTGCTGCCGTCGGGGTAAATGACGCTTAACGAAATCACATCACGTGCGCCTTGCTTACCTTTGCCCACGCGGTTGCTCTCAAAGAGCACGCCCAAATTCCTATCGTCATCGCTGTTGGGCACCACTCCCAAGGTCAGCTTGATAGGGTTGGCACGGCTCCACGTAATCAAATCCCCATTCACACCCATGGCCACATCGCGTACTTGCAAGCTGGGTAGATCGAAAGGATCGGCATCGTCAGCGAATTGCGTGATGCTAATGCCGCCGGGAAAGGTCTCGGTGGCGGTCAGGATAACGCGCACACCGAAGCTGCTAATGTCTGCCATGGCTTAACCTCAAATCAAAATATGCGAGCCCTCAACCTTGCGGATGGCGTCGTCTTTGCTGTAAATCAAAGTGTAAACCGCTTTGTACTCGGTGCGGCTGTCCTGGGTAACGTAGCTTTGAATTGTGCAGTCTACCCAGTACCCTAGGCGGAATACCTGCTGCCAAGCCTCGGGGTCTCCAGTAAGATTGGTGATGAACAACTTTTGCGTTTGGCTCAGAGGCTTGCCCACGGATATTGTGCCGTTGAATGCGGCTTGCTCGATTACGTTTTGCAAAATCGACAATACTTGTCCGCGCCCGGTTGAGTTCGCGGAAACCCGAGCCAAGGACAACAACAGGCCCATAATGGCCGCGCCCGCCGCGTCTTTAAGCCACATCTCGTTTGCGTAAGTGTTCATGTCCACGGGGTCTGTGGCCAGGCCCATCATCACGCCGCGTTGGTAAAAGTCAATGTTCTGGCCAGCGGTCTGAGTGCGCCCGTAGTAATTGACGCGGTTAAGGTCCATGGTGTTAGCGTCAGCCGTCAGCAGCACCGAAGGGGTGAGGCTGGCCTGCTGGAACATGTAGTTCTGCACCGAATTCCGGCGGCTGTAATCCGTGGCCGCAAGAATAGCGGCGGGCAGCAACTCGGGGTACTCGGTCGATAGCGGCGCAAGTGTGGTGGCCACACCTGACAATCCGCTAAGTGCTCCGTAATAGCTGGCCGCGTCAGCTGCGGCTATCGGCAAGGTGAACAGAAACTTGACATTGTAAGTGTCGTTTTGCTGAGCCACGGCAACTGCCTGGCTCTGGCTGATTGGGTGCGCAAAAGCAAAGCTGCCAAAATTGTCCGACACGTTGACGCTGTCAATAAAAGCATCCAAGGGTTCTTGCGCGGCAACCCCGGGCGAGAATATCGCAGTGACATCCCAGCCCAACAAAGTGCGCACGTCAACGCCCGAAGCAGGGGCAGCCGTGGCCACCGCCGCCGCACCAACCACGCCTCCAACTAATTCAAAACGTTGGGCCACTGCGTTGTAGGTAACGCTGGCCGAGGTCCAATTGGCACCACCTGCGCTCACTGCGCGAATGGCAGTTTGCAATATGCTGGCAACTTGCGAAAGCGTGGTGGCGCTGGAAAAATTGAGGCTCGTCACGTCCCCGGTGTAAGCCCCAATGGTCAGCTTTAGAGCTCCCGTGGTCGTGCCCGTAAATTGAGATACGGCAAAAGTCTTGGCTTTGCCGTAAATTCGAGCCGCTTGGTTGGTCTCAGCCCAGCGCGAGAAGCTGATTTTTTTTGGGGCGGTAATGTTCTTGGAGATAAACCCAAAGTAAAACACGGCGCGCAAATATTCGGCAGAGCTAGTGCCAAAGTAGGCCCCCACGTCTGCCGCGTTGTCCATCTCTATCACGGTTTTTTCCGGCACCAGCGGGCTGATGCTAAAAAGCCGCAAGATTAAGTCGCGCAGGCGCACGCCCGCACCACCGCCCACGCCGCTCGTAATGTCAACATAACGCTTGAACTCGATGGCCATCACACCCTCTTAATGTCGGTTTCAAAAGTATCCACCCGGGGGGTGGTGGCGCTATAACTGCGCTCATAAGTCAGCACCAAATCAAAACTTGGCACCGCTTCAAATCTGCTTTGTTCATTAAAAACGTACGGGTTACGCACTTCAGTAACCCGCAAAATCCCCACACATGCCGCCCTCAAAGAAGCAATAAAATCATCACTTTGCGCTATGCTTGCGGCTGCGTTAAGTATGTCAGAATTGGTTAAGCTTGTCACGCTATTTGTGTTTTCTTGCGCCCAAGCGGTGAATTGCAGCGTGCTTTCGTACACCTGGCGCTCTGCAGTATCGAACAGCCCCGTGTTGGCATTGTATTGCTGCGCGCGCTCGACATGCCCGTGGCGGCGGTCACCGACTTTAAAAAAATAAACTGTGGGCGCGGTCACCGTTCCTTGCTGCGTGGCTTGGTAGCTGCGGGCCAACACGAGGTTTGGCAAAGCCGTGCGCGTGCGTAGCCCGGGTAGCAAGTGCGTTAGGAACAGCGCAAAAAGTTCTTTATCATTCATGCGCGGGCACCTCCACCAGCAATACGCCGCCGACTTCATTAACCAAGGACCATTCGTGCTTGTCTTCGGCCTGCCAGGTGCGGCCTCCGTAAATAATCAGGTCACCCTCGCGGCCTTCCTGGGTGGGCTGCACGTTGGCAGCGGTAAACAGGTAAGCGTAAGAACTGGCCAGGTTTAAACCCAGCTGCTGTTTTAGCTTAGTGTCGATAGGCTGGAAGCTGGCCACAATGGGCACGGGTGCCGCGAAGGTCGAAACAAAATCCCCCACCCCGTTGACCGTGCGCGACAAAAACGCACGGTGCTGCACGCTCTGCCCCGCTATCAAACCCAAGGCCATGCCCAACAAGCCTGCGCCTGGTACGTTCATTTTTGCACCACCTCGCTGGCCACGCTGTTGAGCAGCAAGCCCGTATCAACCAAGGGCTTGGCGATGCTAGCTTGGGCACCTTTGCCCCCGTTGGCCAACCGCCGCTTGCGGGCTTCAACCGTAGCGGCTTTGAGCGGCGGTTCCGTTACCGATGCCACCCTTTCCCGAATGTTGCCCTCGGCGGCCAATCCTACAGCTTCCGCCACCGCAGTGATGGGAAGCTGCCCAGACATTACGCCTTTGGATATTTGCGCGGCAACCTTGGCCCACTCAGGGCGCTTCTCTTCAGCCAATACCCGAAGGCCCAGGCGAGGCGGTACGCCACGGCTGGGGCTGCCAAATTCTTGCACGTAGGCCACGCCTGCAACAGGTGCGCCGTTCTCATACTTCGATGCGGGGAACCAACCCACGCGCCCCTGGTTTTTACCTAGCCCGTCAATGGCTTGGCGTAAACCTTCGGATGCCCCGGGCTTTTTGGTGGTGCGCATTAGAACACCCCGCCAACTTTGCGGAACGCTGCACGCTCCGGCAAACCGCCGATGTACCATCCGCCCGCGCTTTGTACTTGCAGCAGGGCCAGCAGTTGCGCGCCGTAGGGGGTGGTGTTAAGCCACCAGGCCCATTGGTCGCGCTGCGGTGGGGGCTGTACCGTCACGCTGATTTTGTCCACCGTGGCAGACTGAAGCACAGCCGGGCTTTGCGAATAACCTGAAGCAACCAACCGCGCCTCGATAGCCAGCTGGTGGGCGGTCATTAAATTTAGTGCCTGTTTCAGCGCCGGCTCTGGGAAATCCGCGCTGATGTCGGGCGAAATGTACGCAGTCGATAAATCAAAAGTCGCCTGCAGTTTAATGTCAGCATAAGAGGCAAACTGTGGATACAGCGCTTTAAACTCGGTTGGGTCAAAAACGATAGTAGCCACAGTTGCCCCTTACTTTACTTTTTAGACACCACTGGGGGCGTCAGGTCGCCCACAAAATCTTCAGGCACTGTGGGCGCTGAAGGGTCGCGGGCCTGCATATCGGCCACGGCCACTTCGACATCTTTTTTCTTGTGGCGGGTCACTTCCACTTTGATAAAACCGTTGGCCTCGTGCAGCTGAAAAATGCTGTTGCTGCGCAAGGCTTCCAGTTCTTCATCGGTAACCTCAGTGCAGACCCCTTTTGGGGTTTGCATAAAGTTGCCAATGACGCCGGCCCCGCCGCCTATGGTCACGCTCGCAATGACGCGTGGCATGTCGTGAGTGGGCTGGTGGTTCTCGTATGTCACCGAGCTAGAAAGTGTGCTGTAAACAAAATTAGCCATGGTTAAATTCCTGTCAAGCGTTGGATGGCGTAGGGTCGTTTTACCATTACCCCTGCGGTTGCGCTGCTGTAAGTCTCAGTGTAGCCTTTGGCGTCTTTGGAACTGCCCAGCATCACAAATTTGGAAGGCACAATCTGAATGAAGGTTGCTCCGCCGTCAGTGCCACTGTCGCGCACTTTGTCGGCATACAGGTAAGCTACGTTCGCACCACCGTTAGCCGCGTCAAGCTCAGGCGCGGATTTTACAGTGATGTTGGGGTAGTTCTCGGCCAACCATTTGTAAGCGGTCATGTTGTTGCCGGCCGCCTCGGGGGTGGACAAGTAAGCCTGGGCCGAAGGCGCTACCGCCAAAGTCAAGGCGTCGGTGCGGATGTTGATTGTGTTGCGGCTGGCTGCCTGCAAACGCGCCAACATGCCCCGAATGTCGGCCACAATGTTGGTGGCGGTTTTGGTAGACCAGAACGTAGCACCGCTGGTACCTGTGGCCGCTGCGGTCACATATGCAGGCAACGAAGGATCATTCAAGAAGCCGTAGGTGCGGTTGGCACCGCCGTTGAAGCCGTAGAAGCCCACCATATTTTGGCTGATAGCAATGCTGGAAGCGCAAGCGGCACGGTTTTCTGCAGCGGCGTTGATCATTGCCGCAGCGCTGCGCAGCTCTTCCAGCTTGCCCAAAAACATGCTTTGTTCAAAACGGATAACTGTGCGGCGCTCGTTGTTCCAGTTGTAAGTAGCCAACGGAGTGTTGGCGCGGTCGCCATAGAGCGCGGCAGAACCTACGCGCTCAAGCACTCGCTGTACCACTTCTTCGTCGTGCCAATTGCCCACCGTGGCCTCGCCGATCAGCTCGCTAATTTGACGGGCAGCAGTGATCACTTCCACGTTGCCTGGGAGCCAAGTTTGCAAGAACTGAACTGCCGCACCCGTGCTTGCTGTGGTTACCAAGCCTTGGGTGTCATCCATGCCGATGCTGCCGAACTGGTCTTGTACCGAGCGCATGAAGCCCTCGACAAAATTCCGCTCAACATGCACGCCGATGCGGGCAAGGTCAAAATCCCCGCGCGGGCCAGCCTTGGCCACCATTGCGGCTACATCTTTTGCATCCATCGCCAGGGCCCGCACTTTATTAGCGGGCACAAAGCTGTGTACTTGTGCTTCGTTTCTCACTTTGTTCCCCTTATCCTAACAAGCTAATAACGGCCAGGCCAGCTGCGGCGTTGCTCACGCGCACAACTTTAGCATTGGCAATTTGCGTTTGCCCAGTGCTTGCAGTACCTGCAGACAACAACCCGGTGGCGTTCGTGAAGAACACGCCGTCGCCGATGGTAGCGGCGTTTGCAAGCTGCACGCAAACAAAACCCATAGTGCAGAACTCGGCCACGGTGCCTGCAGGCACTTGCAGCGTGGGGGCCAATGGACCACCGCCGGTGGTGCCGTAGTTTGCAAGCTCTTTGGGGTTGATCATAATACCGCCGTACACCCCCGTGCCGCCGGGTTGGTACTTGCCATCGGCGGTGTCGATAGTGTAAGCGCTGCCCACCAGAATGTTGGCTGCAGTGCCTTTGGTAACGCCGGGCGTAACGCGGGTGGGGCCTTCAAAACGAAGCTCCCCAGGCACGCCAAACGCTTGGTCTAAGTTAATTGTGCTTTGGAAAGGCATTATTTTTCCCCTTTAAGATACGCATCCAAAAAATACTGCGGTGCCGCAGTGTCCTGGGCCACGGCAGGTTTTGCCTCTGCGGGCTTGGCGCTCAAATAACCCTCGAGCAAATCCGCACTATTGCGCAAACCAAGCTTCTCGCAACCGTAGGCCACAACCTCAGCCAGCGTCTTTTCCGCATGATCAAAAACGCCAACATGCACTGACAAGCGGCGGGCCAGGTCATCGCGCTTGGCGATGTCGGCCATCACTTTGCGAGTAATCTCGGCTGCGTCCATGGCCGCAGGTTTAGCGCAAGCGTCCTCGTTGACTTCTTCGGTCTTAGTCTCGGCGGGTTTCCCCAGCGAGGCCATGGCCGCGGTAAGCTCGGCGACTTTCGGGGCCAATTCTTTGAGCATCGCAACCGCTTGCTCTAAAGTCATTGCATCCGTGGCCCCACCCTCGGCTGCTGGCTTGTTTTCTTCCGTCATACTCCCACCCTCTTTTTTGTCTAAAACTGCCACATCCGGCCCCATCCGGCCCTCTTGCACCAGGGCCAAATGGTTGCCCCTAATGTCTCTCTGCACGCCATCGTATTTGACGCCGTTCCATTCCCCGGGGGTCATGTCGTATCTGCACGTGTACCCCGCTGATAATTCTCGCTTGCCCGCTTCAATAAGCCTGGCTAGGCTCTCGCTGAACACTTTGATGTTCCCGCGCAGGTACTCGCCATCAAAATGCACGTCCTGCCCAATCACGCCCTGGACGCCTTTCTTTTCGGCGGCCACACCGTGCCCGTTCTCTTGCATCACCGGGCCCAGCATCACGTGGTCATCAATCCAGGGTAAAAGCTTGAAGCTGTCGAGGCATACCTGCGCGCCGAGTTCTTCGGCTGGCCTGTAAATTTGGAAGATTTTCCCCGCGTCCAAGGGAAGCCGCCGAGTATGGGAACACCCCCACTTTGCTCAGAGGGTTGTCTTTTACTTCAAACCAGCCATTTGTGTCGTACTCTCGTTTGTCCAAGCCTTGCCCAGCAACTGCGGGCAGGCAGGCAATGGCCTCGCCGCACCCAGGCAGTAAGCTTACACTGCTGCCAAGGCTGGGGCGCATCCAGCAGTAGCCCGCGTGCTCTTCGTTCAGCGCGGGCCTGAAGGTTTCGGGCAAATCCGCAAAAAATGTTAAAAAACCGTTGTCGTAATCAAAGGGAACAAGTGGGCCTTGGTAATCAAGCCCCGTTTCCTCGAGCACCTCGCGCCGCGCTGCCTGTTCTGCGGTCTCTCCGGGTTCAATTGTCCCGCCTGGAAACGCCCACAAATCTGGATAATCCGCGCACCCACTGGAGCGCAAAAGCAACAGCACATACCTGCCCGACCGAAAGCAAATTCCGGCGGCCCTCTCGTCGCCCTGGGCGTAGCGATGCGCTATTGCGGCGGCTTGCTCAACAGAACGCCCGGACTGCATCAGCTCGCGTATATTTCGCCCCAAAATTTCCGGCGAAGCGCCTTTTTCAAGCGGCATTTTGCCCACCCAAAATTAAGTTATTGTTATCATACACTAATCGTCACCAAATGCAAACACTGGTGCCATCGAGCACCTGCAGTTTGGTGCTTGGCCTGGAATGCCGCGCTCCCCTGTGCGTTTGTCGATTACGGGGAGGTTGTCAAAATCAAAAATCTGCCCGTCCATCAACACGTGGTCTTCGCGCGGGTGCGCACCGCCGCCGCTGTGTATCCACTTAAATTTTTTCACGCCCAGGGCTTGCATCCGCTGCTTGTTGATGCTGTTGTGGGCCTTGCGCGTCTGGTCCAGCGCAATGTTGCGGGCGCGGCGATAGGTCTGGCCCTCGTACTGTTCAAGCGCGGGTATCAAATCTTGCAACCCGTTACCCGTGGTTATTGAGCGCATCACCGAGCCCTGCACTTTCTGCAAATACTCTGCAGGTATTGACTTGATCAGCGCAACATTCTCGGCCACGCTGGCTTTGTAGACTTCTTGCAGCGGCGTGTTCATGACCGAAGTCTTTAAGCTCAAACCGCCGCTTAGCTGCTGTAAGCTGGAATGCAAGCTGGACTTGGTGGACTTCTCTGCACCGCTTAGCATGCTTTCCGCCATGGGTTTTGCGGCCTTGGCAAAAAGTTCCTCAAAACGCCGCGTCAGTTTGTCGGTAAGCATCCGCGCCTGGCTGGCCAATGACGCGTCCATGCCCAAATGCTGGCGGCCGACGGGCCCTTCAAAAAGCCGCAGCACCTCGCGGCGCACGGTCTCTATCATTTGCCGCGTGAGCTTTTCCAACCGCGCCGCGTACTTGATGCCCACCGCTGCGTTTGGGCGCAAAGCCCCCCCAACAAAAACGGGGGCCTGTTTGCGCTTAGCCGCCCATGTTTTGCGCTTCTTCGTCAGCATCTGGGTCTAAGTCCTGCAGTTCGGCCAAGCCATTGAAACCACTGTGCTCGTCGGCGGCCAATTGCGCGCGCACCTCGGCAGCTTCTACTGCGCCGATGTCCACCGCGTAAATTTTAGCAGCGTTGGCCTTGGCCAAGTTGGTGGCGGCCAGGTCTGCCGCACTCGTCGATTTTACAGGCTCCCACGTCACGTCAAAATCAAAAGGTTTGATGCCAAAGCGCGGGCAGACCTCGCTACGCATGACGCATTGCAAGTGCCTCACCACCAGCGGCTCCATGTCATTTGTTTGGATGCTTTCAAGTTCTTCGTGATAGCTGTCCGCCTCATAATCGCCCGTTGCATTAAAGCCCTTGGGAGTGGTGCCCAGCAGCTTGGTGGCTGGGATGTTAGCGGCGGCGGCCACGATCTGGTACTGCGTCATAATGACCGCATCAAGATCGGCCAAGCCCGTGTCCGACTGTTCCACGCGGTCGTTCGTGTCTGCCACCTTCACGCCGTAATTGTCGCGCAGCTGCGCCCAGCGCTCTAGGCTGCGGTTGAATTTGGCAGGGTCTGCCATGGTCTTGGCCAAGTCTGTGTACAGCGTGGTGGTGCGCTTCGTCATCGCGAGTTGCGGTGCTTCGTTAGCCGTGCGTTCCGCTGCATACACCCGCTCGTAAATCATCTGAGGCACACTCAGGCCTCCAAACAAGTAGGAAGGCTTGAGCACGTCCCCCACCTCGGGGCCGCGCATGATGACAAAATGGCTTTTGTGGTACCTGCGCCCCCACACATTCCAATAAGTGGGCTCGTAAAAATTCGGGCTTGTCGGATCACTTGTGTTGACTTCGGTAAGCTCTGGCGTTACCCAATACGGGTCAATTTGAACGATACCTTTGTAGCTGCCCGGGGTGACGCTGTCGATGTTGAATGGCTTTGAATAATATTCAGGGTCTGGGTTATCAACGACGCACAGGGCGAGACGAATGCCAAACACGCGACCCATCTTGACAAACTCCACCAACTTTGCGTCAAGGCGGTACCTCTTGTTGGCTTTGGTGAGCGCTTCGATGACTTCCGGCTTTACCTCGCCGCCATTAACCGTGATCTTGAAGCCGTGCCGAATAGCATCGCGCGCGGGGATTAAGCAGGCTTTGTTAATCAGCCAATGCTGGGCCAGCACGGCACACATTTGGTAGCCGATGAACCCCTGGCTAACGTACCACGATGCCTGGGCTTCCGGTACGCTCAACGCCCCAAAGCCAAAAACGTTGGCCGCGTCCATGCCCTGGGCCAATGGGCCTTGCTTAACGAAAGCCCGTGCGCTCAGCGCTTCTGAGCCCAACCCTAGGCGTTGGGGGTGTGGCCAATCGGTGCTGAACATGCCCAGGGTCTCGCGCTCGGGCATAGGCGCGGGCACTTCGGGCGGTTGCTTAGGTTTGCTAAATGGCCACATGTCTCACCAATCCAGGTCAAAGAAACTCGCGCGCCTTTCTTCACGCGGTGCGTAACAAATCATAACAGCATCCGCCAAGTTTGGCGAGGCCGCCCCTTCAGGCTTCTTGTCAATCAACAAACGCCCCGCCCCATCCTTCTTGTACGTGGGCTGGGCAAGCTCAACAAGCAGCGCGTCGAGCGCGGGTAGGTTTGGGTCAATGCTTATTAGCAGCGATGGGTCTTGTATCTGATGCCCGAGCGCCACTGCGCGGTAGGTGCGTTGGAAACGCATCCGCAGAGACCACCAGCTTTGAGCTTTGAGGTTTGCAAAGTAATCCTTGTTTGTGCGCTCGTTAAGGTCCCTGCTTTCGTCACCATCAGCCTGGGGTATCTTGGCTTCTGGCTCTACCACACCCGCGCTGCCTTGGAATTTAAGCGCCTCCACTTGGTTGCTGCGGGCTTCGTTAATCTTGCGGGCATCCCCGCGCACCCCTGCGCCCAGGCCATCCGCGTCATAGTTGAAAGCTCGAGCTCCAAATTCGTCGCAGCATTCAAAAGCGTGCTCAACCGTAGCGTAGATGTCCCCGCCTTTGCCGCTCCACTGCTGCAAGTAGCCGAGCAGGATGCCGTGCCGCCCCGCGAAAGCGTTCTTGTCTTTGCCCTCGTCTGCCACATCCAAACCGCCAAAGCGCTCGCCCGCGACGTCAATTCCCAGCTTGATGTGAGCACCCACGGCTGCCTGGGCCCAGGCCGAGGGTATCAAAACGCCCTCAACGCTCGTGTTTTCGTCCAAATCGTACTCTTGCGCGATGACTTGGGGGTCTTTTGTGGCCTCCAAATTCCGGCGCCACGCCCCGTCCTTGCGGGGATCGTGCCACCAGTGCATTGTAAAAACTTTGCGCTCTGGCCAGGTGCGGCGCTTCACAGAAAAAGGGGTGGCCGGACCATTAACGCTCGACAAGTCAATGCGGCAGTTGGTCGTAGCCGAAAGCGATTCCTCGGCACGCTGCGGGCGCTCCAAGTGCGCGCTTTCGTCGACAAAGTAGATCGCGGTGCGATCGCCTCGCCCGATGTTATCCCCCGCCTCGCCCGTCATTACCGAGCCCGTCTCGGGAAAGGTGATGCGCATAAACGCGCCATGTTTGTCGCGGTTCCAGCCGCCTCGAAACTCTTCGGGCAAATTGTCGAGAAACACTCGAGCTTTGTAAAACAACGATTTGGGGCTATCCAGGCGGTCCACATACTCTTCTTTGCGAGACCCAAAGCCGATGGCCATGCCTTTATAAAACAAACACAGCGTGCAGCTCAAGGCGATGGCAACCCAGGAAGCGCCCACATCGCGGCTCTTGGGCACTATGCCGTCTTCACGCCGCCCCTGCCAGCTATCCAATATCCATTTGACCAGCTCAACCTGGCGCGGAAACGGGATAAACGGAATGGTGGCGGGCAAGCCGCGTTCTAAGTTGCGGGGGTCGTAGGTCACTCCCCAATCCTCAATGAACTGCCAGGGGTGCAACTTGTAGTATGCCTTAAGCATGGGCAGTTGGTCAGGGCACTCGCGTATCGTCCGCAGCAGCTCCAAACGCTTGCGCAGCACCCCCGCGTAATCGGGGTTGAGGTAGTCGAATCCTTCCACGCCGGGGCCTAGCGCCGCGTTAGCTTCTGGTAAAGATCGGCCAATTCGGCCACCCCCTGGGGCAATTCAGCGGGCACGGAAGGCATCAAGGGCGTTCCGTCCTTTCCGGTCAGCTCCACCTTCTCGGGCGCGTTAAACCCATGCATCGCGTTGAGCTCTTTGACGGCCCCTGTCATCGCCTGGGCGTTCTTCCCAGTCCTAGCTATTTGGAAAGCTTCCGCAAGCGCTTTTACGCTCATTTCGCGCGTCCACAATGCTTTCTTTTCGAGTTTGCTGCGCAACTCTGCAATCCTTGCGGCAACGTTGCGGTCTGCAACAATGCGAGACGCCTGCTGGTGTATCGTCTCCGGCTTCATGTTCTGCGCATTGTAAGCATGGCGGTAAGCCTCCGCCTGCTTCATACCATCCGCGATGGCCTGGGCAAATTTCTCCTGTTTAGCAGTAAGCGGTTTACGTTCAGGCATTTTCCACCTCTTTACAACGTGACACGTAAGTGATACAATTAAACATCAATTTAGTGGAGAATACCATGAAACCCCTGTTTGTACCTTTGAAAAAGAATTGGTTCACGGATTTTAAGAATGGCACCAAAAACTTAGAATTTAGGGGGTATGGCCCGCGTTGGAATGAACAGGTTTGTAAAATCGGCAGGGAAGTAACCCTGCGATTGGGGTATTCTGGGGAAGTACTAAAAGGAAGGGTAGTTTCATTTGAAAAAATCCCCCTAGATAGCTCCCCCATAGAAGCGCAACAATTGTATAACGGGCGGTTTGAGTACATAGCGGCTATTGGGGTAAAACTGGATTAAAGCGGTAAGAATAGGTTTTGATAGCGTTTCTAAAACCTGTTTTTCTTTGCATTCCATCTGACCCGCTTTTTCTAAAACGCTGAACATTTACTAAAACCCAATTTGGGCTTTTTGAAAAACAACGAGCGATTGGAACGCTACTAAATTTACTCCAAACCTCTGCACCTTCTTCATGCATAACCCGCGCGGTCCTCTCTATAAATTTAATGCCCAAACCTAAACCCGTATAATCTGGGTGAATTACGATGCGGTTCATGTGCATTTTAATTTTTTCGCCTTTTTTCCAAGGCACGTAATTAGCATAGCAGACAAAACCTATTTGGTCTTCCCCCGCGAATAAACCAAAAAATTTAACGTGACCCCCGGGCAGTTTTTCGCTCAAATAATGATACTTGCTAAAATATCCCCAGCTTTCCCGCCCGATAGTCCTGATGTCGAATTGTAGTTTTTCTGGTCTTTCAAAGTTTCGCCAAAGTAACCTCCGGTCTATATAGGCGCTTTTGTTGCAATCTATAACCCAATCTGGGTTTAACCAATCGGCCACATCGTAATGGCATGAAACTGCTACAACTTGCTTAGAATTAGATCGCGCGTGCTTTTGCAAAGAGTGGGACATGGCTTTAGCCACAGTTCTATCAACAACGGAAGTCCATTCATCCAAAATCAAATTAGAATTTGAAGCGAGTTGGAGGGCTGCTATCGCCCTACTTTTTTGGCCATTGGATAGAGTCGCTATCGGTTTTATCCAACATGGCACTTGGGATAGTCCAATTCCATTTAAAGCATTCTGGCATTGCTCGTAACTCCAATTATCTGGAAATTGGTCTAAAACCGTTTTGCTTTCATCAATTCCAAATTCAAAGCACTTATCCCCAAAAATGTGCTTAGCTAAAGTGGTTTTTCCACTACCTGAGGCCCCGATTATTAAACCTACGTTCCAAGGCGTCTTTAAATCTGCTGATATGTTTAATTCATGAACCAATTTTTTAGAAACATCAATATCCAAGCTATTGGCGGCCATGGCGCATCGAAAGCTTTCAGATGCCGTGCATTCCAATTTCACATGATAATCTTGCATGTTAAACCTTTTTTCTTTGCATCGTCGAAAGCTTTTGCAAGAGCGACCTCGTTCGGGTACTCAACCAACAATTGCCAGTGGTCTTCAGAACCGCCAGTAAATTCTTTAGGCAAGCCCTCGTCCAATTCCTCGGCTTCAAAAGACCCCAGCAATTCCTCAAGTTCCCCCTCGCTAAATCCGGTCAACTCGAGGTCAAAGCCAATTCCCCCCAATTCCCCAAGTTCCAAGCTCAGAAGCGCATCATCCCAACCTGCATTAAGCGCAAGCTTGTTGTCTGCGATAACGTAAGCTCGTTTCTGGGCTTCTGACCATCCACGGGCTACCACCACGGGTATTGTTTCAAGGCATAGTTTTCGGGCGGCTTGTACTCGGCCATGGCCTGCAATGATGCCTCCATGCTCGTCGACAAGCACGGGGTTAGTAAACCCCCACTCCTTGATGCTGGCGGCAATTTGCGCAACCTGGGCATCGCTGTGAGTGCGTGAGTTTTTTGCGTACGGCACCAACCTTTCGATCGCCCAATACTCGACGTTTGCCGCAGGGTCTTTCCTGTCCATTTCGATTATCCGAAGTGGCCACGCAGCTTAGCACCCTCGCCCTAGCCCGTGGCCTGCCAGCACGGCTGGCCCACTACCCACCCCGAGGGCTTCCCCCAGGTTTTGACGTCACCCACAATCTGGCACAAAAACGTTCAAACGTCAAGCGTTTTTATAAAATACCCAGAAAAAACTTGCAAAAAACTGGGTAAATTTTTGGGTAATCTTTTCTACTTTTAAAATCAATCACTTACAGACCTTAACTCTATACCCTTAAAATATATTGTGTGGTGGTATATAAAGGGGGGAATATAGGGATAGGTGTAAAGCACACTGTGGGCGGGGAATAGGGAAAATCTCTGGGTTTCTGGGTAAAATCCCCAAGACCCGCGCCAGCTCTATACCTCCGGGTACCCAACCTTTTTGGATGTGATTTTTTAGAATTGGGTTATTTACTACCCAAAAAACTCGCACGTAATTTTGGGTAAAACCTGGGTAAATCAATAAAATCAAATGTTTACCTACTGAAAAGGGTTAACCCATAAAAACTTGTTGACAACGTGACACGCTAAGGGTAATATGTGACACATCAACAACACAAACGGAGCACAACATGAGCAAAGTGACGATTTACGTAAGTACTGAGGCAACTCGAGAACAATTCGACGAGGTTGTTCAACACGTTCAGCATGAAGAGCTCCACAACATAAACATGCAAGCCTTTAGCCTGACCGTTCAATGGGGGGAGTTCACCTCGATTGAAGCTGACGACGAAGGCGACGGCGATTTACTTAATCTTTTTAGGCAAGTTCAAAACCTACTTGCTTAACATTTGGAGCCTAAAATGACCCACCCCCACGCACAAAGTAGAGCACACATAGCCAAGACCTACGCGCAGAACAAGCTGCGCCAGGCTCGGCGCGACAAAGAGTGCAGCACGATTGCCCTTAATCCGGTTTGCGCCAGCGAGCAGGCAGGGTTGGTCTGCGGCTTTCTCTTCGCGGCTTCAATCAAGCCCAGAGTTGCAGAGTACTTGCAAAGTATTAACGCTGAGGTACGTGCCCAGGCGCTTTACCTGCGGGCATTGTCGGCGTGCGCCACTGCGGGGGTTGGTCATGAGTAAGTTTAGCGACAATGACCCCGTTTTCATCGAGATATCAGAAAGCGACAAGCCGCTAAGCTTTGTGGGTGAGCTCGCAACATCAGCGCTTGCTGTTGTCATGTTTGTTTTTATTGTATCGGTCGCTTTTACTTTTGGAGCTTGATATGAGACACGTAAACCTAACCCCATCCAAAGCCGCCAGCTTTGTTTATCGCGGCCTTAAAAACGGGCTTATTGAGAACGCAAAACTTGAAGCGAACAGCAAAACAATTTATGCCCGCCTGGCCCCGCCGCAGCGGCACATTAAGCGTTCGGGGTTATTTGCAGATGTTTTTTTATTG